TTCGCCGCCGCCCTCATCTTACTTGCTGACATACCTGTGGCGCCTTCTGCATCTGGGTCACGTTCACCTGCATTTATAATTTCTATACTGTCAAAGTTATAATAACCATGTCTGCTTTTAACATCATTGTATGTTGTAAATAATTTTTTAAATTCTTGCACTCTATCACTACCTGCTACCATTTTTAAATCTGTGAAACCCTCTTTATATAAGTCTGTTATAATATCAATAACAATATTTGTTCTAGGTAACATTATTTTTCTAGCATACCTAGGAAATATCTTTTTCATATAATCTAGTTTTTGTCTAGGGTTTAATGGGTTCTTTTGTGGGTCATTGCTTTTACTAATGTAAACTCTCATTTCATTTGCAGAAACTCTTGCTAATTTGTCTAGTAATTTTTCGTGACCTATTGTAGGTGGATTAAATCTACCCCATGCAAATACAACTGAACCTTTCTTTGCTTCTGTCATACTGTCTATTTCAGCATCAGTTATTTTACCATCTTCCATAACCTTTTTACACTTTGCATAAAGTTTACTATAATGATATTTCTCTAGCATTTTGTATATAACATTTTTAGGTAACTTATTTTTAATACCAAACTTTCTTATCTCGTCAGGTGTCATTGGATTAGCAAAAGCACCTTGTCTTTGTTTAACGGTTTCGTCACCCATGTCAACTAATGTTTTAATACTTTCTTCTATTTCTTTTAGTTTATCTTTTACTAACTTTTGTATACCATCAACATCATCTTTTGTCAACTCTCTTAATTCTTTGTAATCAATAATATCTCTGACAAGTTCACCTTTAATTACATCTATCTCTTCTACTTTTTTTCTAAAATCAGACTCATATTGTTTAGGATCAAAAGTTATAGGTTTTGGTTTTCTTGAAAACTTATTTGCATCTATATCAAAAACACCATCTGCTTGTTTATCATTCTTTTCTTTTATTTTAGGGTCTGTAATGATAAAGTAATTTATAGGGTGTTTTGTACCTGGTATTAATTTACCATTTATACTTCTTAATTCAGATGCTAATTGTTGACGCATTGTTTCTCTATAACTAGGTTCAACATCAAATAAAACATTTACATCTAAGTCAGCATCTTCTCTATATCTTTTTGTAAGTATAGAACCTATTAAACTATATTTCAACACAGGAGATTTTTGCTCAAACTTTTTAATTTGAGATTTAATCATTGCAACAACACCTGGTTTTAATTTAGGGTTGTCTGTTTCAGCATCATTAAAGACACCTTTTGCATATGTTTTTCTAGGTATATCTACTATACTCATTTTCTTCTCTTTAATTCTAACTCTCTAGCAATCCACTTTTTTGCTTCATAATTTTTAATTGGTGCTGACATAAGTTGTCTAACAAATTTTGCTACCTTATTCATTGTATTTGTAACTAATTCTTTTGCTGATACATTGTTATCTACAATGATGAAATTTTGGGCAGTAAAAGTATTTTGAAATGCTCCTATATTTCTTTGTACATCTTTCCAAGATTTTATTGTTACATATTCTGGTACTGTTCTCTCTCTTGCTTGATTTCTTTCTAATGCTATATCTAAACTAGTATTTACAAATATCATATAAGTATCGTATCCAATGTGATTAAGTAAAGTTTTTGTTTTGTTTATCTTTCTATAATCATCGCCAGTTCCATCTATAATAATTCCTAATCTACCAACCATAGATAAATGTAATGCTAAATTTGTAGTTGCTTTTGCTCTTGCTCTCACCATATCTCTAACTTCTTGTTCATCATCTGGCATCTTTTTAGATAACCCCATTTTTTCTAGTTGTCTTTCAAATGCTTTATCAGAATTTATAACTCTAAGTCCTGTACCAGCAAATGCTTGAGCAGAAACAAATGTTTTACCTGAACCTGGTCCACCTGCTAAAAAGAATGCTTTAAATATACCTTTATCGTATACACCTTCATGTAAATCTATTTTTTTTATTAACTCTTTATATTTCATCCTTTCACCCAATCCTTTGCTATAGTAAAATTTGCTTTACTAAATTCTAATCTGTCTACTAATTTAACTGCACCCTTACTTGATAATGCAACAAAACCTTCTGGTGCAGTTACTCTAAATCCGTCTGGTGTTTTAATAAATGAACCTATACTTTGTATTTGATTCATCTTTTGTAATAAAAATATCTTTGCTCTTTGTAAACTAATGTGACTAGCAATAGCAAAGTATAATGCAGTTTTATTATCTTTAATAAATTTGTTACCTTGTTCTTGTGCTTGTTTAAACTTCTCCTGACCCTTTGGTGTTTTTCTTTTATCTATTTCCCCTTGTAAAGAATTTTTAAAATAATCTTCAAACATAGAAACTAATGTTTTAACTTTATCATAACTATCACCTTTATGATTTCTAATGTAGTAATTAAAAAATACCTTTAGTCTATATGCAACTGATATTGGGTCTGTTGCTCTTTCTTGTAGCATGTTTAATACTGTATTACCTTTTGATAGTGAACCCTCTGCCATTCTAATTATACTATCAAAAGTTGCTAACTCATTTACGTTAAAGTTTGATGAACCTGATGTGTCTGTAAATTTAGCACTCGCCATAAAAACTCTACCTGTGCTACCCGTCATAGAGTAACCGAAGTTTGCAGATAACTCTGACATTTTGTCACCTGTATAACTTGTATGAAATACAATACCCATACTTGCTCTAGAAATTTGTTTACCTAATTTTGAATCTTCTGGTACTGCATATGTTATAGTGTTTGGTGTGAATGATATCATTCTTTGACCATCTATAACTGCGTTCTTTAAATCAGATTTTGTGAATAGCAAATCACCTTGAAGAATAATATTGGATTTAAATACTCTTTTTAGTTCGTTAAATGATACAATAAGTTTATCAACGACACCACCGGAATGATTTTTTTGAATGTCTGATATTGAATAGTTTATTTTAGGATTTTTGTTAAAGACTGACTTCGTTCCTACAAAGAACTTACCATTTTCAGGATTAGTACCAACAAACACTGCTGGTGCTCCGTCCCATTTTACAGTTACGTTAACACTAGTTCTAGAATTACCTTCTAGCATGTTTCTTATAGATTTTAAGAATGCAACTGCTTGTTTACCACCTTCAGCACCTTTATCTATAATCTGGTCTTCAAGGTGTTCTAAATGTAAATTCTTACCTGCTGTTGCAAATGTCTTGAAACTAAGCATATTTTCCTCATTTTATCCATAAACAAAATCACTTTCCCATCCAATATAATCAGTTTCTACTATTTATATAAGTTTACCTCTTGATAGTAAGAAAATCTGGTATTCCACCATTAATCGCCCATACTTGGTTTTTATTTTGAAAATCTACAATGTGTTTAGCATCTTCTTCAAAAAAACATTCCAAGATAATACAATTGGTAGGTCTTTCTAGTATTTGCCATACTATTTTTCTACCTTTCTTTTTCATTCTTTTTACATATCTTAATTTAATCATAATTTAAAATCGCTAAACTTATCATATGCGTCCTCTGTTTTAGAAATGTTACTATCAATTAATGTTTGTGCAGAACCTTCTACATCATACAATCTCATTTTACTTCTATCGACACCAATAACAAATGTTTTATTAACACTAGGGTCATTGTATCTATTCTTTAATTGCTTAACTTTCATCTGACCTAAAGATTCTAATTCATCATTACTCATTAATGCAAACATAAAATCAGCAGTAGCAGGTAAACCAAAACTCTCTGAAGTATCTTCTAAACCAATATCAGTAGAAACAAAACCACTTCTTGTGGTTTGTGTTGCACTAAAAATTGGTACATTAAACTCAACTGCTAACCCTCTTAGTTCTTCAGCAATTGCTTTTATGTAAAAGTATGATGATATATTACCACCTTTAAATCTACTACTAGAACAAATATTTAGATAATCTATAAACACAACATCAGGTGTAAAATCTTTTTTCAAAGATAGTTCATTAATTAATGACCTAAAATGACCTGAATGTGCTGATGCAGTAGGATATTCTTTAATAATTAATTTACCTGTTGTCTTCGTGTTTATCTTTTTAACTTTATCATCATACAATTGTTTAGGTACAGTGTGTAAATCATCAACAGTTAAATCTAATAAGTTAGCATCTATTCTTTCTGCAATCTTTTCTTCTGCCATTTCTAATGTAACATACAATACATTATAACCTTGTGTTAAATATGCTGACGCACAATGACACATGAATAAACTTTTACCAACACCTGTACCTGCAAGGGCAACATTTAAAGTTTTAGCAGGAACACCACCCTTTGTTATCTTGTTGAAATAAGATAAATCAAATTGATATTTCTTTTCAGTTGTGTGGTACCATTCATATCTTTTATCTGCATCAGCAAGATAATCATGACCGATATGAC